GAAGAATACGCACTCTGAGCGAAGAAACACTCAGAGGCCGTACCTCAACCCCCGTCAGTTGTTAAAGTTAAATGACAACGCCGAGCGTGAGAGACTTATGAGTTTCTCCGCAAAGCGTGATGGTCAGATTTCTCTAAACCTCTGTACGAGAGTCGTCCAATTGGTGGACTGGGATTCAAAGAAGAACCCGCTGGAAAGGTTCGTGTTTTCGCGATGGTCGATTGCTGGACACAGTGGATCTTGTATCCATTACATAAGGCAATCTTCCAACTGTTGGTACAGATTCCACAGGATGGGACATTTGATCAGTCTAAGCCCGTTCACTTTTTGTTAAGAGAACTGGAGAAGAGAGGTCTTCAGCATACGTATTGCTATGATCTCTCCGCGGCGACTGACCGACTTCCTATCATGCTTCAGGTGACGTTACTCTCTTTCTTTATAGGAGAGGGATTAGCCAATGCCTGAGCTTGCATATTGGTTGGGCGTGGGTATACGTATAAACATCGTAAAACCGGTGTTTCCCATACTCTCTTTTATGCATGTGGACAACCAATGGGTGCGCTGTCCTCTTGAGCCATGCTGGCGCTAACGCACCACTGTATTGTGCAGTGGGCGTGGTACCGTGTGTGTCTCAAGAAGGGTAACCCTTATACATGGTTTGAGCTTTACGCCGTTCTTGGTGATGACATCGTCATAGGTGACGGTGCCGTTGCTAAAGAATATCTAAAAGTGATGGAAACGATTGGGGTGGAGATTTCTCTTGCAAAGAGCTTAGTCTCAAATTCGAGAACTGTCGAATTTGCAAAGAAATTCTTCACGCCTGATGAGGCCACACCGATCCCATTCCGGGAGTTACTTGTTGCTGAAAGGAATTCTTCAGTTTTACTGGAGTTTGCCCGTAAGCATAAATTAACTATACCGGCCATACTCCAATTAATGGGGTTTGGTTATCGGGTTCGGGGTGACTTACATAAGCCACTGATTAAGTTAGGGCGTAGAGTTGCCGTTACACTGTTAGCCTTAACAGCTCCTGGTTCACTCTTTGGGAAGGACCTACGGGAATGACTGACCTTGGAAAGTCTAGTCAGATCCGTGGATCATAACGATTGAGCAAGAATCCTCCAGTCGTTCTGGGATACAGAAATCCGCGCACTTAGTGATAGAGTCACGGCCTTACAGCCGATGGTCTCTAAAGCTAATGCGATGATTATTGTGTTTCGGGACAGGGAGTACTACGGGACAGTGGATCCCGGCAGATTTGACATGAGACGTAAGTCCGCTCACTTGTTCACCAATGATAAACTTCTTCTTCATATCTTGGAGAAGGACTTTAGAATTGCTGATTCAATTGTTGAACGGATTTATCGTCCTGCGTTCCTCTGAACTGGTGATGAGTTTAGCTCGTTAAAGGCTAAGCTCTCCGAGTTGGAGGAATTAGGGATGAAGTT